GCGAGATCGCCGACGCGGCCTGCGTTCACGATGTCGCGCGCGAGCGCCGACATCTTCGGCGGCGGGGCGATCTCGATCGCCTTCAGCGGGGCGCCGGGGCGCCGCATCGCGGGTTCTTCCTCGTCGTCGTCCTCGACGTCATCGTCCTCGTCGTCGTCGGTGTCTTCCTCCGGCTCCTTTGTTTTCTTCTTCGTCTTCTTGCTCTTGTCCTTGTCGCGCTCGTCGATGATTTCCTTATTCGCCTGCACATACGCGTCCCTGCGGCTCATGCCCTGCGCCACCAGCTCATCAACTCGACTGCCGATATTCATCTCGCTTCTCCTCAGAATAATGCCGCGTCGACCGGCGGCATGACGTACGGGTTGGGCGAGGTGCCCGGGATTGGCACGATCTTGGAGTGATCGACGCCACCCTGCTGAGTGAGAGCCAGCTGAGTGGAGTCGGTGATCGGCGGGTTCTGCGACACGTCGGCGGACTTGGGGTTACCTGCTAGTAGCACGGGCATTCGCTAGTCCTCCTCGCCTCTGCGGCGCCTTCCGGCGCGGATTATTTCCTTGGCCGTCGCCCGGCGCGGTGAATCATCGTCGTCGACCGGGTCCGCGCGGAGCGACTCGATGCGGCGCCCGAGTGACTCTCGGGGGGTGCTCCGAGCGCTCGGAGCAATTTCATCGTCGAGGCTGGCGCCGAAGATTCTCGCGAACAGCCGCATGTTCGCCGCCTGCTCCTCGCGCTGCTCGCGCTCGTGGTCCTCGCGCATCGCGCGAACGATCCTGCGGTGACGCTCGATGGTCAGGAAGCGCGGCAGAAACACGTCGCCGTCCGCCTCGACGGAGGCGGCCAGTTTCTTCTGAGCCGCGATGGCGCTGCGGAGCGCGATCTGCGCGGCGCGCTCTGCGAGCTTGGTTCGCTGGGACTTGGTGCTCATGATGCACTCTACCCTAGGTTGAGGCTTAAAACCACCCCTTAAATTTAAAGCCCGTCCAGCGAGCGCCTGTCGATGCGCAGGCGACCGCCGAGGCGCGTGGCCCGGAGTTTTCCTTCCCCCACCATCTGGCTGATGCGCTGCACGGACACGTCCAGCTCGTAGGCGGCCTCCTTCGGCGTCATCGTGCTCTCCGCGACTGCCGGGGGGAGGACGCCTAGGCGCGAGGCGATTATCTCCTCCAGCGCCGCGACGCGATCGTGCAGCTGCTCGTTGTCCTTCTTGAGCATGTCGAGTCGCGCGAGCACCCGCGCCAGATCGTCGCGAGGCTTCCTCACGGCTTCGCCTCGAAGGCGTGACACATCTCCATCCTGTGAAGTTCGAGCCGAATCTGCGCTCTGTCGTCCAGCTCGTAGCTGCCCTCATCGACGTAGCGCTCAAGCCTGTGAAAGGTGTACGTGACCGTGCGCTGCGAGTTCGGGAAGTTGGCGGCCCTGCGCACCAACGCGAGGCGTATCATCTCTATCTTCTCGCGGCACTCGGCGGCGGTGATCTGTTTCTCCTCCAGGACGCGCAGGAGCGCCTCGATGTGCTTGGCGGCGTCGCGGTATTCCATCTCTGGTTCTCCTTCCTAGGATCGAGATCGAGCCCGGTTGCTCATGTCCTGTCGTCCTTCCTCACCAAGACATTTAGATCTACGGTTCTCGGTTCTGGCTTCTCCTGCCATCCGACCTGAGCCGGTGAGTTGTCTTCACATCCGGCCAATCTGCGCGCGATCGACCGTCGCGGCTTGGGTCTCGCGTCCGCATTCGCCTGACCCCATCTCGATTTTGATCCTCGCTTTTCGCTGCCGGCTTTCTCTGTCGCTTTCTTCTTCACCTTGTCTTCTCCATGGTTTCACTTGCGTGCACGGCTAAGCTCGACCTCGCGGTGGTCGAACGTGATCTTGAACGACGACCGCGCGGCGTGCGCGTAGACCAAGGCATCGAGCGCCTCCGCCCTCGCGCGACCGACGCGCTCGAACCTCCGCGTCGGCTGGCCGCGCGAGTAGCGAACGACGCGGCGCTCGCTGGCCAGCTGCTCGTAGTAGACCTCCTCCAGCGTGTCTGAGAACCGGATGCCGCGCCCGTGATGGAGCTTGTCGAAGATCGTCGACTTGATGGTGTCGACGCCGATGATGGCGAGGCGATTGCCGACCTTCTTGCCCTTCGACATCGCAAACGGCGGGCGGGCGCCGGCCATTCCCTTGCCCGGGAAGACGCGCCGAGAGAGTCTCGGGACGCAGAAGTTCATCACCTGATCGAAGTGGTCTCCGTCGCCGGCATCGATCACGGCCGCATCGACCCCGAGAAAACCGCCGAACGGATGCCGCCAGACTCCGCGAAGAAGGTCCGCAAGCTCATTCCACGTCTCCGCGTCGGTGAACGAGCCCCAGATCGCATCGTGCTGCAGGACGAGACACTCACTCGCGCGCGTCCATCCACAGATGCTGACCTCCAAGCGGTCGTCCTGCACGTCGACGCCGACCGTGATGAAGAGCACCTCCCGGGGGATCGCGTTGGTGCTGAATGGCTCGGCGCGGCTCTGCAGGCTGCCGGCGCTGACCATCGCCGGCGTCTTCCAGCCCTCCGCAAGGATCGTGTTCGTGAAGACCTGCAGGTCCGAGAGATCACTCTTCGCGTCAAGAAACTCCTTGGCGAGCTTTCCCCAACTCGCGTTCGGAAGCGTCGAGGCGAGCGCGTTGAGGCGAAATCCCGCGTGGTTCTTTACGTCGGGCTGGGTCGCTCGCCACTCGCCGGCCGCGATCATCGCGGGCTTGCGGTCCTCGGGCACGAGGCTCCTGCAATGTGGGCACCGAAACGCTGCAGTCTCCGGCCTGTCCGGCTCCCACTCGATGTGCGACCACAAGATTTCTGTCCGCGCGCGGCACTCCGGGCACGGCACCTCGAACACGCGCCGGTCGCTGGCAGCGTAGCCGCGAAGGACGTGGCTGCTGTCCTCGAATATCGGCGTCGAGCCGACGACTATCTTGCGGTTTCGGTAAGTCAGCGTTCGGCGCTCGGCGAGCGTGATGGGATTTCCCTCGATCCCCGACAGCATCGCGTCGGCCTCGTCGACGATCAGAACGCGCACGGTGTGCCGCCGCAGGTTCCGGGGGGACTTCGCCGCGACCACCTTGAGCGAGCCGCCCGCGAAGCGCTTGTTCAGGATCGTATTTCGGCGCTTTCGGCCCTTGCGCTTTCGGCCGGGCTCGTCGTCGGCGATCTCCTCTGCGATGAGACCGCGAAGCGCCGGGCTCGCCTCGAACACCGGATCGATCTGAGAGAGCACGGTGTCGCGAGCGTCGTCGGCGGTCGGGAGCAGCAGCATGATCGAGGCGGGATCATTCGCGATGTAGGAGGCAATGGCGCCGGTCACGAGCGTGGAGAAGCCGACGCGCACGGCCTTGACCATGGTGACGCGCTCGACGTCCGGGTCGATGATGGCTTCCGCGACGCCTCTCTGGTACTTATAGAGCCGAAGCCGGCCGGGCACGGCGTTGTCGGTCTCCGGAAGCACGAGGTTCTGCTCCAGCCACTCCGGCAGCGACAGATGCGGCGGTGGCCGCAGCTGCGAGAGCGCGAACCTGCGGGCTCCGGCGATCGTGGTCATTCGCTGGCCTCCGCCTCATCGTCGGCGAGATGAATCAGGCCCTCGCGTATCTCCGCGCCGATATCTGCGACGACGTCGCGATCCAGCACGTACCGCGCCGCGATGCGAGACGGTACCGCCAGCATGACCGCCCGGATGCTGCGACAGATCGCGGCCCACTCCTCGCGCACCTCCTCGGCGGGAAGGTAGCGAGCCTTGTCCTTCGCGAGCTTGAACTCGGCCGCGTCTGCCTTCGCGCGCTCCAGCCGGGCGCGGTCGCCGGCCACGGGCGTCGCGCGGCCAGAGGCGGACGCACGCAGGTGCGCGCAGTATCTCAGAACGGAGGCGTCGCGGTCGTACTGTCCGCGACCGACGCGGATCACGATGTCGGCGTTTCCGTAGTGGATGACAGACTGCGGCGTGAGGCCGAGCAACTTGCCGAGTTCGGCCGCCGTGATGAGCACTGATGATTTCTTCTTCAAGTTGTTAACTCCCCTGATTCTTAGTGGAAACCAAAATGCTTCCCCGGGCTGGGGCGAGCCCCCCGCGCTCGTTGTTGCTCGTACCAAGGACCCAAGAGTCACCGTGGGCACCATGGAAGGCACCATGGAAGGCACCATGGAAGGCACCATGGAATGACGAGCGTCATGCTTGTCATCAATCCTTGTCCAACACATTGGCGAGGCGCTCGAAGCCATCCACAAACACCTATCCGAATGCCTCCATCGCACCCATCGGCGTAGCAGCGTCAGCATTGCCGAGACGATGTACCGCGTGCGTGAGTCCATCTATCGCGCGTGCAATGGCAAAGAGACCATCCACTAGGTTTGCCGGCTCCAGATTGCTGTCGCGTTCATTCGGGGATACGCCGACATCCCTGATGGCGTCGTGTAGCTGCTTCGTCATTCCATTTTCTCCTCTGATGGCCAGCACATGCGCGGGCTGGCGGCGCGTTTGGACAAGCGAGCATTTGGACCGGGGGCTGCCTGTTACTGGCTCCCTACCCGCGCACGTACGTAGGTGCGCGCGCGCGCCCGAAGATGGGTTCTGTAGTTCCGTGGCGCATACATAATAACCCCCGGACAACACTTGACTTTTGCAGCCACGGACAAACCACAGAATGCGAGCAAAACCGCACTTGTGCCCGCCGCTTGCGGCTCCGGGGCATCAAACCGCCCCGCAAATTGCGTGGTTGCCGCGGCCTGCGTGGTGCGGTCTGCGGTCCCCCGGCCGACATCACAGCTTCTCCGGTGGCATGTCCGGGGGGTCCAGCTCCGCGAACTTGGACAGCGCACTGTCTGGCACCTTCCAGAGACGCACGCTCTCGTTCTTGATCGAGGTCTCGATGGCCTCGGTCACGCCCGGTATTGGCTTGCGCTTCTTCGATCCGTGCACCCTCGGCTCGACGCCGTTTAGGATCGCGATCAGTGCGGTGAGCTGGCTTCGCTTTATCGGCTCGCGCTCGCGCTTGAAGAACTTGTCGGCATCCTTGAGCTGGAAGTAGTGATGGCCGTCGTCCTCGTCCAAGAACGGCGCACCACGCAAGATGTCCTCCCTCCTCTGTCCTTTCCTGCGATTCTTGAGAAAGGTGCGCATCAGCTCCTTGCGCTGACCAAACTCCGTCTCGTCCTCCCCCGGTGTCTCAGTGCTGATGTGGGCCGTCGCCTCGCCGCGTATCGCCGACCAGACATTGCGATCCAGCGGCCGAAAGTCCATGTTCAGCTGGTCAATGCATGCCTGCACGAAGTAGTCGTAGTAGTAGTACTGCTTGCTGTCCAACTCCAGCTCGCGGTTGTCGCCCTCCAGTCTCACGTAGTAGATCGGCTTCTCCATCATCTTCTTCCGCACGCTCAGAATGCGTGGGTAGAGTGATCCGTTGCCGACGCCGTATCGGCGCGCCTTGCAGAGCCGCGAGTTGCAGCTTCCCCTCAGCGGCTCCTCTCCACACTGGTAGAAGTACTCCTTCTTCTCCAGCTGCCTCACAATGGCGGTGACTTCTTCGCTGGGAAGCGGGAGCCTGATGTGCAACGCGTTGAATGTGCCAAGCCGCTGCTTCCAGTCGTCCGGATAAGCGCGCTTGCAGTAGATGGCCATGTTGAACAGCGTGATGTTGCGCCTGTCACTGATGCCCTGCGGCGCCAGCTTCTCCAGACACGGCGGCCCGTCGCCGAACGGCACGCTCACATCGTTGAGAACCGGCGGAAGCGCAGCGGCAGTGCTGCGCTTTCCCTTCTTGCTGGTGACGCTGTCTCCGGTCTCCGGCGACACCGCGCATTCAGCCAGCTGCTCCGGCGTGATGCGCCTGTTCTCCGCGAAGGTCACGAACTCCGAGAGAGTCTGCCTCGCGCCGGTCTTCTTCAGTCCGTGCTGCAGCTTGAGCTTCCCACCGAACGTGTCACCGTAGTACGGCATCACCATCCAGTTGCCGCTGTCGCCGCTCCGTATGCTGGTCTGCTTTGGGAATATCTCGCTGTCGGCGTAGCCCACGGTCGCGGCCAAGCTCTTGAGAGTCAGCTGCATGAGCGACGCCGATACCGGGCTGTCGCAGAACAGAAACAGGTGCAGGCCGCCTGACTTGCTGACGCACGGTACCAGCGGAAGCTTCAGGGTCTCGACTCGCGCCACGACCTCCAGCAGGTCCATGTCGTACTTGTCGATGTCGATGCTGCCCCAGACGCACGACGAGTCGTCCAGGATGGGCACCACGCCCAGCGGGCGCTTGCCCGCTAGGTGCTTCTCCCACATTGCTTTCGTCGGTCCCTCGGCGATGGTCTGGGCGGTCGCCTTGATCGACCACTTCGGACCATCCTGCTCGGGCATGCCGTGCGTGCCGCTCGCCCTCGAGTACCCCGCGAACAGCTCCATGATGCGTCCGGCGACGTCGTCGCTGTTGTCGCTCATGACGCGCGCCCTCGCCCTCCTTCGAGCACGGCCATCAGGTCGAGCATCCACGCCCGCCAGATCGCCTGCTCGGGCAGATCATGCAGGGCCAGCGGCAGAACGAGATCGTCGCCGCCGCGCCGCTGCCAATCGGACGAACTCTCCGCGACGTTGCCGAAGCGGCGACGACTGAGCAGCCGCTTGGTCGCGATCGGAAACTCGCCGCTGTTGTTGAACGCCGCGAGCCAAGGGCGCCGGCCCCCGGCCGGGTTGCGACGCAGGCAGACAACGTGATGGCGGCCCCCCCTGCGGCGTGCTACAAGCTGGACCACGGCCTCGATGGTCGCATCACTTTCTGCACTGAGCATTGGTTGGGCCTCGGCGTTGCCACCGCCGGGGCCTTTGCTTTGTGGGCCCGAGTCGTCGGGCGAATTGGTCTCGTTCGTCATTCTCGTTGATTCCTCTTGATTGCCTCTCTCGCGCGCGACTCCGCGCATGGGGCGAACGCGACGCGTCTTGCGAGCGCGTAAAATGGGACTTTGATGCTGGCACCTAAGCTGAGCGGCTACGCGCCGATCAGCTCATGCGCGTCGGCGTGGCGACCTAACGCCCAGCGCCCGCCCGGGGAACGCCGGGGCTTCGATTTGTGAGATTTTGAGCGAGACCACGCTCACGCGATTGCCGCCTTATCGTATTCGGCGGTCGAGCGATGCGATCGCGCTTCGAGCCACTTGGTCACGTCGCCGACGTTGTAGCGAATAGTCTTGGGTCCGAGCTTGCGGAAGGGCGGCCCGTACCCCTTCGACCTTCCGATCTCCAGCCACTCAGCACTGACGCTGAGCCACTCGGCCGTCTGCTTCGTGTTGAGAAGCATGCCGGGATCGGCGCCGATTGCCACGCCCGCGATCTGCTGGGCGCGTCTATCTAGAAGTAGGAATTTGGGCTGATGACGAGTTCTCTTTGGCGTTGCCACTGAATCACCATGCAGAAAGGACCGAGCGCACAGCACTCGGGTGAATCGCACGATGAGTTCGAACGCGGCGTGGTCTCGCCAATGAACTCCGTGCGCCCTCTCTGCAGTGGGGCAATCTGGGCTCGCCAAGCCTGCGTCGTCGACCGACGCGAGGAAGTTGCTCTCCCTCAAGGCGCCAAGACCAAGGGGGCCTCCCGCGAAACCGGCGGGTGCCGCGCTGAAAGCAAAGCAAGTGCCCAGCGCCGCCTACTTGGCTACAACACCCCCGGTGCTTTGCATATACCCCAAGGCAAAATTGTTTTAGGTGGGCAGTCGCGGATGTTGCCCTAGCGCAACATCGCAACGTTGGGCGCGGCAACGGACTCGACGCCGCACAGCGCGAGCATCTTGTCGCACACCTGCTGGGCGGGCTCTCGCAGGTCTTCCAGCTCGGGGGCCAGATAGTGCTCGGCGGTGACGTCGGCCGGTAGCGCGTGATTGCACATGACCTTGAGCCAGATGATGTTCACGCGAGCGGACGCGCCGACTTTCAAGAAGGTTCGGCGCAGCGGATGCGGGCTGACGGCGATGCCGGTCGCCTCCTTCACCTTCGCGAACGGTCGCTGCGTGTCGCTGATCGGCTTGTCCTCGCCTCGTCTGGAAAACACGTACCTGGAATTGTGACCGAGCGCGCGCCTCGCCACGAGCAGGTCGTGCACGAAATTCGACATCGGAATCTCGGCCGTGCGCTTAGTCTTGGTCTCGGGCGCTGGCAGCGTGACGACGCGCTGAACGAGATCGACGTCGGCCCACTTCAGCCGCTTGGTCTCGGTCACGCGAAAGCCGGTGAACAGCAGCAGCAGGATGAGGTCGCGCATTGTCCTGTTCTCCAGCGCCTGGACGGCCTGATAGAACGCGGGCAGCTGCTCGGGCGTGACGCGAGTGGTGCGGCGCTGCTTCGGGAACCACTGATCCTCGTCCTGCAGACGACCGATGGGGCACGGCGGCAGCTTCACGCGCTTCGCTGCCCAATTCCAAAGGACGCGGAGCGTAGACATCGTGGCGTTCGCCGAGGCCTTGCCCTCGTAGCGCCCGCCCTTCGCGATGTCGTCGGCGATCTTCTGATGCCGCTCCTCGACCATGTCTGGCGTGATCGACGACAGCGGTTCGTCGAGCCAGTCGGCCAGATAGTGCTCGACGTAGCCGTAGGCGCGCTTGCTGCCGTTGCTGAGCTTCTTGTTGAGCTTGAAGTATTTCTCCTTCGCCTCTCGCAGCGTGTACATGGCCGCCGCCGGCTCCGGCTCGGCCTTTGCCTTCGGGTCGATGCCGCGTCTGATCTGGTCCAAGGCCTCCTCGGCGCGCTCGCGCGCCACGTCCAAGGTTAGCAACGTGCCGCTCACGGACCCGATGTTGACGCGGCGGGTTTGCTTCCGCTCGCCCTTGACCCGGCTCGGCAGGTCGCGCTGCGCGATGTAGTCGATGGCCGTCGTCGTGCCGGAGACCTGAACGCCGAATCCCTTCGTGATCGTGTCGAAGTAGACCACCTGTCGCCCGCTCGAGTGCGGTGCGCGCAGCTTCTCGATGAATGACCTCGTGAGCTTCTGTGTTGGCATGGTGCTGGCCCCCCTGCGGGTTGGGGCGGGTCCCAATAAGGTGTTTCGCGTCGCTGGGCCGCCGTTTGGTGCTTTAGCCAGCTAAAACTAACAAGGCAGGCGAGCGCGAAAAAGCAATAATATCAAGCACATGCCCCGCAGAGCTTTAGCGCTACAACACCGTGCGGCGGCCATTTGGTAAATTTAACCTTAACGGCGCAAACCCCTCGCCTTCCCCCACCGAATCCCGCCTCCGGCATGGACGCTGCACTTGGCTTCCTGCACAAGGTTAAGGGAAT